ACCATATCAGTAATGGTGAAAGCGCTGAGGAATTACAGCTGCCCAGCATTATTGTCAGCTGTGAGTCTGCCGCCTACCCCACAGGCTTTGCTCAGGGTATGGGCAACTATAACTGTCAGGTCAGCATTGGTGTCTTTACCCAGATTGATGACACCCCCCGCGCTACGCACCGGGGAGCTGTGCAGGATGTGCTTGGCAGCTTGTCTGATCTGCCGGGGGTCAAGGCAGTCTTCACTGCTCAAGGGGATGCCAGCTGCTATGATGTGACGCTGGTTGGTCTGAATGAAGGGCGCGGGGAAAGGTGCTTTGACACCACCCTGACCTTTGAAGTCCTTATTGTCCTGAGCGCTGTTTGACTTGGGCTGCATTGGTAAACCTTCCTCACCCTTAACCCAATACCAGCGTGGCTACTACTCAGAAGGGCACAGCCCATATTTACGGCATCAATGGCACTATTACCGGGCTAACGATCCAAAGCTATTCTGTTGGCAAGTCCTTTGCCAATGCTGATGAAGTCACTAACTCTGCGGGTGTGGTTATTGGTGTTCGCTATTCTGATGAGCGCACCACCCTTTCTGCTGAAGGGCTTGTGCCGTCCAGCTACACAGCCAGCATTGGTGACAACCTTACCTTCACAGGTAATGGCATCGCTTTTTCTGGGCATATCCAATCCATTGAGGAACGCGGTGAAGCCAAGGGCTATATGCGCATTAGCATTACAGCCATTGACTATGAAGGTATTTCCTAAGCCCTGAGCTTAGCTTTGCTTTCCCCAGAAGCGCTGGCAGCCTGCAGTTATGGCTGACCAGCGTTTTCTGTCTGCGTTCCTCACGCCTGCGGTCACAGTGATCCTAGGCAAGAAGCTCAAACCATTCTGCCTGAAGCACAGGCTTTTCCTTGAAGGCATAGGCAGTCCCTTCCTTGAAGACCAAGCTGAGCTTACGGCAGGTGACCTAATCGTGGCGCTGAAGGTTTGCGCTGATGAGCGCATTGACAAGCCCACCCTGCAGGACAGCTGGATTAACCTAAAGCTGGCACTGTCAAAGCCCTTGCTGGCGCGCGCCTGCACTGCCTTCATCAAGCATATTGACCGGGTGGACTCATACCCAAAGTTTTGGGAAAGAAAAGACCAGCGCGCTGGGGCGGCAAGCACTGTCCCTTGGCAGCTAAGCGTAGCCTGCAACCTGATCAGGAACGGCATAAGCTATCAGGACGCCTTCACTATGCCTGAGGCAAAGGCTTTCTGGCTGTCTGCTGCCTTCAGTATCCAGCAGGGAAGCAAGCTGGAGTTTATCAGCACTGAGGATGAAGACCTGATTGAACAGCTAGCCAAGATTGACCAATCAGCAAAAGTAGAAGCCAACCCCTAACCCGCCCCTTCCAATGTCCCTAGGTCTAGAGTTTAATATCACTGCGAAAGACCAAGCCAGCAAAGCTGTTGAGACTGTTAATAAGAAAATCAAAAGCTTTGGGGTGGATGTGGCTAAGTCCTTCCTTTCATTTGCCGCGCCCCTTACCCTGATGCAGACCGGGATTGGGTTTATTACTGATAAGGTGGATGAGTATAACAAGCGTATGGAAGCTGCCACTGAAAACGCATCCAAGCTGAAGGATGAGGCAGCTGACCTAGGTGTTAGCGTAGATGTATGGCAGCGCCTGAAGGGTGCAGCTGATGAGTCTGGAATTGCCGTGGGCAAGGTGGGCAAGCTTTACACTGAAGCTGTTAAGCTGATTGAAGCTGGGAAAGACCCCCTAAGTGATGCTTCTAAAGTCTTGCGTGATGCGCTTGGCTTTGCCGCTGAGGATGTGGCTAAAGGCAACATTGATGCTATTGCCGTTATTGAGCGTATGGGTAAAGCGATCTCAGGCGCTTCTAGTGAAGCTGACGCTATGCAAATGGCTACTGCGCTGCTGGGTGAGACTCTAGCTAAGGAGCTACTCCCGGCACTGCGTGAAGCTGCCAAGCTAAAGGAAGGTTTTGTTAATACTGAGGGACTGACTGAGGAGGAAGCTGCAGTGCTGCGTGAAGCCAAGGCTGAGGAAAGACGCACCAAGGCGCGTGAGGAATATAATGACGCTAAGAAGGCAGTGACCCAGCGTTTCCTAGAGACAGACCCTGAAGGCAGGGCTATGGTGGGTGAATATGCTGGGGCTTCTGGTTATGGTGGAGCTAGCACCGGGGCGCTGGCTTCTAATGAGTCTATGCAGAAAAGAGTCAGTGAAATCCTAAAGAAGCGCGCTGAGGATCAGAAGGCTGCTGACAAGGCTACCAATGAAGCTGCCGCCCAGCGTGTGCGTGATGCTGCCGCAGCTGCTAAGGTTGAGAAGGATAAGAAAGACGCAGCTGACAAGGATGCCAAGGACAAGCCAAAGCAGGATGCCAAGGCAGCTGCTGATAAAGAGAAGGATGAGAAGGCTGCTAAGGATAAAGCTGAGAAGGATAAGAAAGCCCTTGGTGATGCGCTTGATGAGAAAGCCAAGCTTGATGCTGAAAACGCAAAGGGCACAGGCAAGCTGACTGTCTCCAGCCTGCGCGACATTGGGGGCGGTCTTGCCGGGGAAGCTATGGTGAACAGCGTAGACATTCAGCAGAAGACCTTGGACATTCAGAAGGAAATCCTGATACAGCTGCAGACCCTTAACACCAAGACCCTGCCGGAAGTCCCAGCGTCTATTGATTTCACCAAGCCCGGTGTCCTTCAGACAACCTTCAACGCTTAACCCTAATGACTAAACTAATTAAGAAAGGCACAGGGGCAGGCGGTCAGTCCCTTGAGCTGCAACCTGATTGGGTTATTGAAAGTGACGGATTTGGTCTGCTCACTTCCAAGCTAACCTTTAAGTGTGACGCTGGCAGCGCGGCAGCTAAAGCCCCAAAGCCTGAGTCCGCGCACCCGGAAGACGGCAGGCTTAAGTGCCACAAGTCCAGCTATACGATCAGCAGGTCTGGATGGGCTGTGATAACGGCAGACTATGTGGGCATTGAAACAGGTGAGCGCACTAAAATCCAGATTAAGGGTGATGTGGTGACCGGGACGCAGCCCATTCAGACACACAAGGATTTCCTTAAGACGCTAAAGGCGCTTGGCTGGGACACTGCTACGCAGTCCTTTCCTGAGACTAAAGACCTAGCTGTTAAGAATGGCTTGGTTGGTGTTAAGTCTTTCCTCACAGCTGACAGCTCAGTTAGCGCCAGCTTCTATGTGGCTAACAAGTCAGTGGTGCAGGATGGTGTCAATATGGTGGGCAAGACCTTCCTCACTATGCCCGGTATGGAAGATGTGGTTTTACCCAAGGGCAATCAGGGGATCAGTGAGTTTCACGACAGATACGCTATGCTCACAGGTCTTAACTATGAGAAGTATGCGCACCTGTATAAAGTCAGCTTCACTATCCGTATCAGCCCCGGTGGTTATCACAATAAGGTCTACACCAAGAATAACTGATTATGATCCAGCAAGGCGTAGGCTACACCTATACTAACAACCCAAGGGGCGCGTCCTTGGTTATTGACCCTGTGATTGCTATGCTGCCGCACACACCCTTCAAGGTGTATGAGGATAGCACAGCTGAAGGTCAGGCAATCCTGCGCGTCAATGCTGGCACTTTCAATAACGCTTTCCCCACCATCAATGGCACTGCCGTAGGTGAGCCTAACGCCTACCTCCCCGCGCCTTCCGGGGACTCAATCATTTACCTGAGTATCCCAGCCAGCCAAAGCACAGGCGCGCCTTTCCCTGCCGGGTCTGTCAGCGTGACCCTAGGCAGTGGCAGCACGATCCCCAGCAACACGGCAAGCACAGCCTATGTGGGGCTAGCTCAGGTCAAGGTCACCCCTGTTCCTGAAAGCACTGCCAAGGTCTACACCTTTAACCAGCTGGTCACAGGTAGCCTGTGGGGTGAGCGCTTTGAATGTGGCAGCCAGCTGGATTATTGGTTTGCCCATATTTGATATGACTACGCGCATTTGCTTTGGTATTCCCCACAGGGTAGGCGCTTGCGCCTGTGAGATCGGGAAAGACCGGGAAGCTTCAGGCGTAGTGGAAATGACTGAGACTAGCACCAGCTGGAATAACTGCGTAGCCAATAAACCTAGAGACAGTGGTAATTCTATTTACTCAATCAGCTACACTGACCCTACCCCCGGTGATGGTAAGAATGATGGGGTGAGCGCGCTGGCAGCTTCAATCAGCTGCTGGTCTGCCTATGGTGCTGCAGCGCCCGGTGACCCTGAGCTGATCTATAAGACAAAGGGTGATGTGGCAGCTGGGGTGGGCGGGTCTTTCCCTAGCATCCAGATCACGCTGCGCCCCCTTAAGACAGTCCTAAACTATGAGTATGCTGGAAACTTAAATGCCTCAGGGCAAGGGGAGGTAGGCTTTGAGTCAGCTAATGGCGCTGAGGATGCAATTAGCGTAAACTATTGGGAAGGTGCAAACACCATACCCCTTAACTTTGTAGAAGGCGCTTTGGATAGTGCAGCTATGTATGATGCCTACACAATCAATCAGGGTGACTTTGAGTATTACATTACTGATGTGATGCAGGGTGGTGCTATGGTGACGCTGGAGGAAACGCATTATTTCAAAAGTGCTGACCGCCCCGGCACTGAGCCTACACCTTGGCAACCTTTGACCGGGCTTGAGCTTGATCCTACTTTTCACCCGCGCCTGCCGTCAATGGAGTCCTATGCCTTTGGCAGAAACGAAAGCTTTGATTACAGGTATAGGTTTCCGGCAAGCTACCTCACCAAGTATGGTTTGCTAACAATGCCAGAAGGTTATCTTGTCAGGCTTCCTGCAGTGCCTGAAGCCAACATTGAGGAAATACCACAAGGGCAGTGGACTTGGCAGACATATAGCCAGATTGACCCCAGCTTTCAGCCCCCGCTAAATCCTTTATTTGAGCCTGATACAAATGACATTTTTTTAAATGAGCTTTCAATTAGGGAAGGCGTAGCGCCTGTGGTTAAGGGCTGGTATTGGGACAGTAGCACACCCCCTACCAATGGGCTTAAGGGTCTTTTCCAATCCACTAGCTTTAAGATGCTGAAGGAAGTGCGTAAGCGCTACCCTTTCAGCTTTGCCGTTAATCATACGCGCACTGAGTCCTATAGCGTAGTGGATCATAAGGAAGGAAACCAGCTGCTGCGTGAAGATAGCCAAGCACCCGGAACAGGATATTACAGGAGAGAGCCTGCCTTTTATACTAAGGATGCAGATACAGCTAACACCTTTAAAGCTATTGCTTGGTGGCGCTTAGAGGTAAGCGCTGAGCTGTGTGGCTGGAATAGCAAGAAGACAGTCAGCACTAATCCTGAGACGCAGCAGCAGACAACCACCATAGCTGGCGCTACTGTCAAAGGATACATCAAGCTTGGGTTAAAGCAGCTGCAGCCAAGCTACGCTGAGCAGGGACTATACTCCCTTACCTACACAACCCTTGGCTTTCCTTCTTTCTGGGACAGATTTTGCGGCATAGCTCCCAGCTTTGTCTACAGGTGTAAGGCAGATACCTACTTTGATGAAGACTTTGTGCAGCGCTATGAAGTCATAGAGTATGACGGCGGCACTATCCCTTGGCAGGTCACCTTGGATGAAGACAACGCTAAGGGTATGCCCATCAAGTTTCTGGATTTCCCTATTACCTCGCAAGCTGAGCTGCCGGGACAATCCCCACCTAGCACAAATGATACTGTGCCTGATAATACCCTAGTCTTTATCAAGGATTTTGTGGTGACGGAAGTGATCCTGCCCTGAGCCTTTGACCTTCCAGCAACATTGAAACCCAAGCCCTGCCAATATGCCCCTGCCTTCAGCCACTAAGCTCTTTATTGACCCGCGCACAGGGGATGCCTTCGCAAACTTTGCAGGCACTACCAGCTTGAGCAACCCGGTCTTCACGCTTGGGGACACTGCCACTGTGGAGCTTTACCTAGTGGAAAGCACAGGGCTTAGCACCTACCCCCGCCAAGAAATCGGTTTCCCCACTAGCCCCGGCATCAGGGTTGCCATTGGCGCGATTGATGAAAGCCCCCTTGCTGGCACTTGGACGCTGAGCTATGGCGGCAATACCACCACAGCCCTTGCCTTCAATGCCACCCCTGCCGTTGTGCAGGCTGCGCTTAACCTGCTTGCCAGCATCACTGCCGCAGGTGGTGTGACTGTCGCTAAGATCGGGGACAATTATAACATTGTGTTCAATTCCAATGGCGCGCGCACTGAGCTGACCACCAATGGTGCTGCGCTCATTCCCCTTAGCGCTGCCACTGTAGCCAGCCTGCAGACCGGGGATGCCAATAAGCCTGCTATCTACCTTGTCCACCTGCAGCGCACTGTTGCCGGACTTGCTACCAGCTTCAGCCCCACAGCTGCCAGCCAGATCAC